CTGTCGCGTATATTCCTGCGAAACTAAAGTTTTATGGTAGCCTGATTTGCATGGGTAGACCACCGAAACCAATCGAGCAAAAGAGACTGCTAGGAAACCCCGGACAGCGCAAGCTTCCAGATGCCCTAGCAACCATCTCTGTACCGGGAGGGTACGTGCCACCACTACGTGACCTAGGAGAAGCAGGGCTGACGCTCTGGGACTCAATCTTTGACAAGGGTGAGCTGTGGATTAGCAGCCGAACAGACACTCACTTCTTGCAGATGGTTTGCGAGCAGCATGACCGCAGGCAGATGCTTATGCAGGTTGCCAACGCTGACCCTGAGAACTGGCGAGTGTTCAGGCAGCTACATGACTTAGAGGTAATGATTAGTAACAACATGGGCAAGCTCGGACTCACACCAGCAGACCGCACAAAGCTTGGATACGCCGAGGTAAAGGCTCGTTCTAAGTTAGAGGAGCTGCAACACAAGTGGAGCGCCAATGACCAACTGGCCACCTAGATGGATAACGCCTGTACCTGACGATGCTCTCGCAAGCTCGCACGGCATGAAGGCGTCTGACTTTATAAACACCTTTGCTGTCGTTACAAAAGATTCAGTCGGAGGTAAGGCAGGTTCGCCAATGCGCCTTAGACCTTGGCAGATGAACTTGCTCGACAACGCCTTTGCTTCTCAGGGCGATGGCTTTAGGCACTCAGTCTCACTTGTCGGTCAGCCTAGAAAGAATGGCAAGTCGGCGCTCGCGTCAGGACTAGCACTCTGGTCATTGCTTACTGGACCCCGGGGGGGCGAGGTTTACTCTTGCGCTGCTGACAAGGACCAAGCCCGCATCGTATTCGGTGAAGCCAAGAAAATGCTAGAACACGAACCTGAGCTTGCTGAGATGGCAAAGATTTACAGAGACGCGATAGAGATACCTTCTACTGGTTCGGTCTACCGAGTTCTATCTGCCGAAGCCTTCACTAAAGAGGGGCTGTCCCCCACAATGGTTATCTTTGACGAGCTGCACGCGCAGCCTACTCGCGAGCTGTTTGACGTAATGCAACTTGCTCAGGGCGCACGTGGCAACATGGCAACGATGTTCTGTATCACAACCGCTGGTCAGAAGTCAGACAAGTCAGGTCAGGACTCAATCGCCTACAGCCTGTATCAGTATGGTCAGAAGGTGTCGCGAGGTGAGATAGAGGACCCGCGTTTCTTCATGGCTTGGTGGGAAGCAGAAGCCGACGCGGACTACAAGGACCCTAAGACGTGGGAAGATGCCAACCCCGGCTACGGAGACATCAACAGCATCGAGGACTTCAAAAGCACAGTCTTGAGAACGCCAGAGGCGGAGTTCCGTACCAAGCGCTGCAACCAATGGGTGTCGAGCAACTTGACTTGGCTTCCGGCTGGCGCGTGGGACGCTCTAGAAGGCGAGCGCGAAATAACACCGGACGACGAACTCATCATTGGCTTTGACGGCTCGTTCAGTGGAGACACAACTGTACTTGTCGGTTGCACTGTAGAGAAGGGCGATACGCCACCTCACCTGTTCCTAATCAAAGCGTGGGAGAAGCAGCCTACCGACGACAACAACTGGCGAGTCAACATCACAGAGGTAGAAGATACAATCATCGCCTTCTGCGCCTCGCACCCTAAAGTCCGAGAGGTTGCCTGTGACCCCTATCGCTGGCAGCGCTCCATGGCAATCCTTGAGGAAATGGGTCTACCCATTGTAGAGTTCCCGTCTACTTCTGCTGCCCGAATGGTAAAAGCTTCCGCAACTTTCTTCGATGCGGTAATGGATAAAAAGCTGACACACTCTGGTGACCCCTTGGTCGCTAGACACCTAGATAACGCTGTCCTGAAGATAGACAGCATAGGTCCTCGAATAGTAAAAGAAAATAGAAACTCCAACAGGCGCATTGACGCTGCAGTAGCTGCCGTGATTGCTTACGATAGGGCTACCGCAGGTAGAATGGAAGAAATAGTGCCTCAAGTATTTGTATAGGCGGTTATGTTAGTAATAATTTTGCAGGTTTTAGGCGCGGCTTTGATTTCAGTCGGTGCCGCATTAGTTTGGCTACCCGCTGGCTTGATGCTCGCTGGTGTTGCCGCACTACTCTTTGGAATCGCTATGGAGCGTAAGTAATGCTAGGAAACTTCTTTGAAAAGCGAGAAGTAAACTTTCAAACTATCTGGGGTTCAGGTGACTACGAAACTGGACAGTCACTAGCCGGGACCGCAATAAACTCTGAAACCGCAATGACTGTCAACGCAGTCTTTTCTGCTGTTTCTCTCATCTCTGACACCTTGGCAACTTTGCCAGTGGACGCCTACATACGTCGGGACGGCGCTAGGTACCCTCTTAGACCGAAGCCAACGTGGGTCAACAAGCCAGACGTGGACACAACTCGCGAAGCCTTCTACGGCTCTGCTATCGTTTCCTTACTTTTAGACGGCAACACCTTTATTCGCATTTATCGCAACAACAGTGGACAAGTAGTAAACCTTGTAATACTGAATCCGATAGATGTAGAGATTAGACGCAACGGCTTAGGTCGAGTCGGCTTTGAAGTGCAAGGCGAAAGCCGGATGCTCAGCTCAGAGGAGATACTCTTTATCCCTGACGTTGTAAGGCCGGGCAGCATGAGAGGTATCTCTCGCGTAGAAGCTTTGAAAGAGAACCTTGGACTTGCTAAGGCTCTTGAGAACTACGCAGCCAAGTTCTTCGGTTCAGGTACACAGACTTCAGGCATCTTGGAAGTGCCGGGCAGCCTAACTGCCGAGCAAGCCAAGGATATGCAAACGGCGTTTGACTCTCGCCACAAGGGATGGTCTAAGTCTCACAAGACTGCAATCGTTACAGGCGGCGCTCAGTACAAAGCAACTAACGTGCCTAACGACCAAGCTCAGTTCCTAGACAGCCGCAGAATGGCAGTGGAGGACGTCGCAAGGGCGTTCAACATACCGCCTCATCTTCTGGGACTACCGGGTACCAACACCTATGCTTCAGTCGAGCAGAACAACATAGCCTTTGTAACTCACACTCTTAGACCAATCGCTCAGAAGATAGAGGGCGCACTTACTGGACTGCTCTCTCAGGAAACAGGTCTGGAAGCAGCCTTCGTAAAGATAAGCCTAGGCGGACTTCTAAGAGCAGACGTGACCGCTCGCACGCAGGCTTACAGCACGCTACTTCAAGCTGGTGTCTACTCGATAAACGATGTGAGGTCTTTTGAGGACCTGACGCCGATAGCTGACCCATCAGCAGATACCGTTCGTGTGCCGCTTGCTAATGTCAACATAGCCGCAGCAGACCTAAGCGCCATGAACTCAAAGGTGGAGATGGCGCAACAGCTCATTCAGATTGGCTTTGACCCTGCCGATGTTATGGCCAAGCTTGGACTACCAGCCATCTCACACACTGGCAAGGATTCGGTCCAGCTACAAATGGAAGCTTTATAAGGTAGGTCTAATGACAATCAAGGAAAGAGAAACCAATGGCACTAATACCAAACGGCTCGAAGATGCCGTCAACGAACAAGCAGCCAGAAGTAAAGAAGCCGGAAGTAATCAAGCCTCTGCCAGTGGAAGCTGTCAAGACTGTTCAGGAGACTGTCAAGTCTGTGACGCCCGTACAAGTAGACTTAAAAAAGAAGTACAAAAGCTGAAAGGCAACATGAATCCCAAGATGGAACAGCGCGTCAATACCGCTGGCTTTGAGGTACGTGAAGAAAGCGACGGTATGCACTTTACTGGGTATGCCGCCCTGTTTGACAGCCCCTCTGAGCCGCTACCGTTTACTGAGCGGATTGCGAAAGGCGCTTTCAAGCGCTCACTCAATGCCCGCAACGACATAAAGTTCTTGTGGAACCACGACTCAGGCGAGATACTAGGTTCTACTCGCGCACGCACAATGACACTCAGCGAAGATGACCGTGGACTAAAGGTAGAAGGTATGTTGCCCAACACCTCCCGCGGACGTGACGTTGCAGAGCTTTTGAAGCGTGGGGATGTAGATGCGATGAGCTTTGGCTTTAGCGTCCCCCAAGGTGGGGATACTTGGTCTAACGATGGCTCAGAGCGTACCTTGCGTTCGGTCAGACTTCACGAAGTTTCAGTAGTAGCGTGGCCTGCCTATACCGCGACAGGCGGTACGGTGTCAGTACGCAAGTTCCAGAAAGCTGCTGAGCGTGCCGATGTAAACGTCGAAGCTCTAGCAGATGCACTAGGCAAGCTTGAAGATGGCTTGAACATTACTGGTGACGAGCAAGAGATGCTAAACAGAGTCATAACGACTCTCGCCCCCGAAGCCAAGACTGAAGCAGTAGTCGAACCTGAAGTAGACTTAGAAGCAGAGCAGAAGTCCACTCACGACTTGGCAATGCTTGAGCTAAAGAAGAAGAAGCTACAGCTAATGGATAGGAACTAACATGGCAACCAAAGATGAAATCAAGAAGGCAATCCTAGGGGTTGCTGGAAACCCTGAGTCTGGGTCCGTGTTCAATCTTGCAGGTAAGTTTGCAGATGCAGTAGTTGCATTGGAAGCGGTCAAGGTTGACGTAGACCCCGTAAAAGTTGACCTAGACGCCGTAAAAGGTGAAGGCGAAGTCGTTCAGACAGCCAAATTCGACAGGCCAGCAAAAGAAACCCGCATAACTAAGGCTGACGAGACGCGGTAGTCTCACCTCGCATTCAGGCGGGTTCCCCCCAGAGTCTTACCCCTCTCTCTGGGGGTTTCCTTTACCCTGTGGAAACTTCTACTAAAATTGAACTATCGGACGTGAGTTAGCTCTGCCGTATTCGGTCAGCGTCAACGCGACTGTCATCTGTCAATTATTACTAAGGAGACATAATGTCTGAGTTTATCAAATCTCAGCAGGAACTCCGCAACAACCTCATTACACAGGTTCGTGAAGTCATTGACTTCGCAGAATCAGAGGCTCGCGGACTTGACGCTGCTGAACTAACCAAAATCAACGCTATCGAAAGCGACATTGCAAAGGCTGATGAAACCATCACCGTTGCAACTCGTTCAGTAGAGCGCAACCTAGAGGCATCTGTAGCAGCCAAGGGTTTCATCCCTGCCGTTTATGAGGCACGTACTTCCTCTGACATCTTCCGCTCACTTGCCCTAGGCGAGCAGCGTGGACACACCTTTGAAAGGCGTGCAGTTCTAGCGCCATCTGCAAACACAGTACCAAAGTCGTTCTACGACGAAGTGTTTGACGTTGCTCGCGCAGTAGGACCAATGCTAGAGGTTCCACAAATCATCCAGACTACTTCTGGTGAGGACCTAACTATCCCAACACTATCGGCTTACTCGGCAATGACCCTAAAGGGTGCCGGAGCGCAGCTTGACGATGTTGAGCCTACCTACGGAAGCATCACGCTACAAGCTTTCAAGTACGGTGG